AAATTGTTGGAAACATTATTAAAGCTAAGACGGCTAAATCAAGACTCTCCAAAGAAAACCAACAAGTCGAAATAAGACTTTACTATGATGAGAGAGGACTTGACAGATACTATGGTCTTCTTGAGTTGGGAGAACTTGGTGGTATGTGGAAGAATGTTGCAGGTCGATATGAAATGAACGGTAAAAAAATATATGCTAAAGAAATATTAAAGAATCCCACACAATACTTTACAGATGATATAATGAAAGAACTCGACTCTATTGCTCAGAAGCAGTTTTCTTATGGATCGGATTGAAACCACAATACTTCAAAACTTAATATACAATGAAGAATATTCTCGTAAAGTTATTCCTTTTATCAAACCCGATTACTTTGAAAATAAATCTGAAAGAGTCACCTTTGAGCAGATTTCAGAATTTATTGTCAAGTATGGTTCTGCGATTACAATTGAAGCTTTAAATATTGAAGTTGATAATCGTACAGACTTAACTGAAACAGAAGTTAAAGAGATAAGAGAACTTAATGGTTTCCTAACTAATACACCAGTTGATTATCAATGGTTGATGGATACTACTGAGAAGTGGTGTCGTGATCGTGCAATTTATCTTGCACTGATGGAATCAATTCAACTTGCAGACGGTGATGATAACAAAAAGAATAAAGATGCAATACCATCTATACTATCAGACGCACTTGCAGTATCATTTGATAATCATGTTGGACATGACTACCTAGAAGATTACGAAGAAAGATATGACCTATATCACAGGAAAGAAGAAAGAATTCAATTCGACCTCGATTTTTTCAATAAGATTACGAAGGGTGGGGTTCCAAATAAAACACTTAATATTGCTCTCGCTGGCACTGGTGTTGGTAAATCTTTGTTTATGTGTCATGTCGCAAGTAGTGTGTTACTCCAAGGAAAGAACGTATTATACATCACACTTGAAATGGCTGAAGAAAAGATTGCAGAAAGAATTGATGCTAATCTTTTAAACGTTAATATTCAAAATATTACTGAACTTCCCAAACCAATGTTTGATAAGAAGGTAAATAGTATCGCAAAGAAAACACAAGGAACTTTTATTATCAAAGAGTATCCAACAGCATCTGCACACTCTGGTCATTTTAAATCTTTGTTGAATGAACTATCGTTGAAAAAATCTTTCAAACCTGATATAATATTCATAGATTACTTAAACATCTGTGCATCAAGTCGTTATTCTAAATTAGGCAATGTCAATTCTTACTCGTATATCAAAGCAATTGCAGAAGAACTCCGTGGTCTTGCAGTTGAAGCTAATGTACCTATCATCTCCGCTACTCAGACGACTCGCTCTGGCTATGGTAGTAGTGATGTCGATCTTACTGACACAAGTGAGTCCTTTGGTCTTCCAGCCACTGCTGATCTTATGTTTGCTCTTATATCTACTGAGGAACTGGAAACGTTAAATCAGATAATGGTAAAACAATTGAAGAATCGTTATAATGATCCAACCATTTACAAAAGATTTGTGATTGGAGTTGACCGTGCAAAGATGAGATTATATGACTGTGAACAAAAGGCACAAGATGATATTCTTGACAGTGGTAAGGAAGATGAGATTAATGACTTCAAACAAAAACCTAAAAAATCATTTGCAGAGTTCAAATTCTGATGGAAAGTTTTGTATCAATTTACAAAAATGCCATTTCATCTGATGATTGTAAGATTATTATTGATGATATAAATTCAAGTAATTTAAGGCAAGGCACTGTGAGTGGTGTTCTAAACACTGAAATGAAAGATTTACTTGTTTCTCCAAGAAATTTCACGGATCAAAGACCTGCAAGTATGATTATTGGAAATGCTTTGTATTCTTATAAAGAGGATTATATTAAAGAACATCCACAGTTAAATAAAATTCATAAATGGGATGTAGATAGTTTATATAATTTACAAAAATATAATCCTGGTCAAGGTTATCATATAAGTCATTGTGAAAATATGGGTGGTAGATCATTGGTAAGGGTGCTTGCTTGGATGATTTATTTGAACACTGTAAATGACAAAGGGACAACAAGTTTTGATAATTATAACATACAAACAACAGCAGTTGAAGGTTCATTATTAATTTGGCCAGCATACTGGACACATTTTCATCATGGTGTTGTAAGTCCGACTGAAACAAAATATATTGCAACAGGTTGGTGTTCGTATACAGACCCTATTTTAGAATCTATGTTATTTGCACTTGACAATAAAAATAGTGAATAGTATAATAAAGAAAAAAAGACATCTTATATGATTAAGAAAATTGACTTTGATAAGTACGCTTTATTCGTGGATGGTGTCACATCCGATTCCAGTAAGGATTATCAATGCTTTATTGAGAGTGTTAGTTCCCTTAGTGGAAAGGGTGCCAATATTGAGCGGCTTCTTACTGCTGCTGTTGGTATTAGTGCTGAAGGTGGTGAGTTTATGGAGATTGTCAAGAAGATGGTTTTCCAAGGTAAACCTTGGGACGAGCATAATCGAAAGCATCTTATTATTGAGTTGGGTGACGTTATGTGGTATGTGATGCAAGCGTGCAAAGCATTAGATGTTTCAATTGAAGAAGTGGTAGCAGGGAATGTAGATAAATTAAAGAAGAGATATCCTGGTGGAGAGTTTAATGTCTACCAATCAGAAAATCGTAAAGAGGGAGACCTATGAGGGAACAATTAATCAAAGCACTACTTGCTCACGCACAAGGTGATATACAGAAACATGTAGCAAATGTAGAAGTATATCTTGCAAATCCTGTGGGTATAGGAGAGCATTCAAATATTGTAGAAGCAATCGAACAAGAGTTAGATATGATTGCAAAGTACCAAGATCAGATAGATATCATACATAAATATTTCAAAAAGTAAATAGATGGCTAACCTAGTCACTGCTGTAGAAATATTACCTTTAATAAAACCAACTCTATCCACTGCGAATATTATCAACATCAAAGATACCCCTAAAATTTTAGAGTATCGAGTTGAAAGTGATGATAGAACGGTAGACAGAGATAAGGTAGAACAAATTTTAGATAAGAATAATATTACCTATGGTGAATTGACCAGAGATGTTGGTGGATTTGGTGGGTCTGAGATTGTTACTTTCGATATGAAGAGAGTAAGAATAATCTACAAACTTAAAGGTAGTAAAGGTTCTGGTGGTGGTGCAGAGGCAACTACATTAACAGAATCAGCACAGTGTTTATATGCTGCGATTGCATTTGGATTGGAAAGAGAAATAACAAGTAATGATATAACACAAGATAATGTTAAAAAATATTCAAAACTTTTTGATATAAACGAAACAAATGAAAGAATTTTAAATGAGTTACCTGACGAATGGGTTCAATCATCTTTACTTGGTGCAAATAAACTATATCAAACATTTAAAGGTAAGGGTAAATATGTTTTTCACAGAGGTTCAAAAGAAGTTGATAAGATAGAAGCAGCTTTCAAACGAGTATCTAAAAATGAAAACGTTAGAATTAATATAAACAAATGGAATCCCTCTGATATATGGATGATTAGTGATGAATTTTCTTTTAGTTTTTTTGATAAGGAGAATACAATACTAGGACTTAATCAAGTTATACAAGAAAAGTTAGAAGAGAATATTTTGATTGGTGTATCTCTTAAAAAAATTATTGGAAATGTAAGAATTTCTGTGAAAAATATATTCAGAGATATGAAAACTTGTAAGTATTATAATGGATATGAATATAGTAAAAAATCAATTGATGGTTATATATTACTTACTGGTGGCACAAAAATACAATACAGATCATTTGGTGCAGGAGATGGATTGACTGGGTGGCAAGGAGAGGTGAAAGGTGCAAATGCAAACCAAGGTAAAATATCTTTAGGTCCAACAAATCTTATACTTAAAAATCATGGACAAAAAACAATTCCTACAGATGCTGCTAAGAGAGTTAAAGATGAACCTGATAAAGTATTTGCAGAAATATCAAAAGGTCTTGCGAAATATGCAAGAATGACAAAAGCAGAAATAGATAAATTGAAAAATGATCAAAAAATTTATACTCTTAAATTTTTATATTCAAAATTACAAGTAACACAATTACTTGACATATTAGAAAATAAGTTATTAAAGAAAGACAAAAGGAATCAAATAGTTGAAGATTTATATCTTTATGCGTCTAGTCAATCTAAATATTCATCAGCGTATTACAAATTAGAATGAAACAGAATATCCCAATCGAAGATTTAATAGACTCATTTGATTCTGATGAAAAGAATCTTGGAAAGAGATATCGTGAGTTTTTATATCATTGCTTTTTAAAATTTGAAAAACAGATTAAAAAAATTAAATCTAAAAAGATAATAAATAAGTATATAACTATGAGAAATAATACTTTTAGTTACCTTATTCAAAACGAAAAAGAGATAACTTTAAAATTATCCCGATCTAGATGAAATCTTTTTTCCAATTTCTTGAGTCCACAGCCGTTCAACAAGCAAC